TCTCGACAGCCTTATCGTTCGAGCTGTTTTTAGGTGCGTATTGAATTGCACCGTTTGTTTTCTTTTCAACCACTTCGCCCTTTGAGCCATATACATACAGCTTGCCACCGAAATCAACAACAGAGTGAATTTCGTGTCCAGGGAAAGGCCCAAGTACTCTTTGACCGTCTGTACTTCTTTTCGGCAATACCATACCGGTAAAATTACCGTCTGCATCAAAGCCTACGAGAGTTGGCAGGGGCATTTGTCCGTATGCTTTAAGAGAGGTTGAAATTTTGTTAAGAATGTCAAAAGAGCGTGCATTATAGACTACTGGAGTTTCATCAATTAAACATACGATTGCTTTTTCAGCAACAAGCTCTTTTCCGGTTTTCTTGTGCGTTAAAATTTCGTTTGTTTTTTTATCTCTCTTGTAGCGAACCTCTTCTTTATGCTCTTCAACATCAGCGACATATTCACCAGACACCGTTTTATTTACAACTTTAGCAAGCATATCGCTCCGTGTAGCATCCACGCTATCTGTCTGCTCGTTGATCGCATTTAAGGTTTGGTTGTCCACAGCAAAAATACCAAAGCCGTTTGATATGAAAGGTTTATCACCAATAACAGCAGAATATGTTTTGTCCTCTCCAGTAGCAAGATATGATATATCGCTTTTCGTAAGCGTTGTTTTGCCCTTGTTTTTTGTTTTAACGGGCTTTTTCTTTTCGGCAACAACTTTATCGCCTGCTACAGCTTCGTTTGCTCTTGCCTCGTTTTTTGTGCTTTCAGCGACATCTACTGTTAGAGCAGGCGTGCTGTCTAAAGCTACCGTACTATCGGTTGTTACTACGCCACCATCAACCGCCACAGAAACATCAGTTTTAGAGTTTTCTTCAGTATCTACATCTGTGCTTGTTACAGTTTCCGTTGATATTGTAGTATCGGCAACAGTTTGCACATACGCTTTATTTTCTTTTAACGCTTTTATCTGTTCGCCATACTGCATAAATTCAGGGGTTGCATCTATTGTAAGCACGCCTTCAGCATTTCGCACATAAGAAACATCATTAAATGGTATCGTTCTGTTTGCGTATGTAGCAAAGGCAATAGCCTCCTCATCGGTTTTGAATGCAGCAATGTCCATCCCGGAAGAAAGAAGTGTAACACCTATATATCCGTTATTCTTTCCGTGCACACCATATTTACCCACAATGCCACCTTGTAGGGTTTCGATTTCACCCTTACCCTGCACCATAACATTAAAGGTATCATCACGATACTTACTGTTTTCATAGTTTATGTCCTTTTGTTTGAAACGAATTTTACCATCAAAGTCATAAGCAAAAACTTTCTTTTCCTGGGTAGAGAGAGGGTTTCGTTCGATCCCGGATGCTATCGCAAAGTCAAGCCCCGTTTTCTGTTTGTAGCCATTAAAAGAAAAATCTGCTTGCGGAATACTAACAACGGGTGTGTTTATCCCATTTATAAATCTTGCAGTTGGTTTTAAGTTCAACTTTTGTGCAAGAAGCAGAGCCTCATCGCCATAGGCTTCAAGGTTTTTACCGAATTGAGTCAACACAATGCGAGTAGGTTCTGTGGGAGCACCCCCGGTATTTGTAACCCTAAAATCGTCTTGCGTGTAATTCTTCCCGGTAAAGATAGTATCTGCCTGGGCGTTAGACATCGTTTTTGTAACGGTTCTTGTTCCATCACTTACAGAGAAAGTTGTCCTTTCTTTATCACGAGCAATTATTGTAATCGTGTTTCCGTTTGAGTTATTAACATAAACCTCTCCAACCTCAACAGTTGGGGTACCTGGAGCCGCTCTTTTCACACCATACCCCTCAACAACATTTACACTTTCATTAGTGGTAGATGGTTGTTCCACCGGAGTCTGTGTTGTTGCAGGCTCGTTAGGTACAGTTTCCTTTGTACTTGCATCGTCATAAGGGTTAATGTTATGTTCTTCCTCATAGGCAATTTGTTTTACGTTGTAATTGTGTAGCAAGCCGAGTTCATAATCTGTTATCTTGTCAACGCCTTTTTTGGATAATTTTTCTGCATACTTATACGCAACAGAGTCTTTTGGGGAGTCTAAACCACTTTGAAGAATATCAGCAGCAATATCCTTATAAGCTGCACCGAGCTTCTTAAAGTCGCTCACGCCAAAGCCATTGTACGCACCGCTAACAGCGACACCGGAAAACCCACCGACCAATCCGGCAGACAAAGTTTCATAGATGCTGTCCTCGATAGCTTTTTTAGTGGCTTCTTTTTTTGAGTAGCCCGAATTGACATACTCGTTAATACTTTTCTTAATTTCGCTATCCTTGCCGGAAATAAAATAATCGGCAGTTTTGGATAGAATATCAGACGCCATTTCTTCTGAACCCTCTGCTAAAAAGGCACGCACACCTTGTTTTAATATGGTGGTAGGGTTATTAAATATTGCCTCTAAACTAAATTTTTCCGTGAGAAATTCAGCAGCACCCGTAGCCAAACCATTACCTACAGCTTTCCAATCACTCAATCCGGCTTTTTTCTTTTCCATTATTGTGCTTGCAGCACTATTAGAAGCCAAAAGTCCGGAGGTTGTGTTGGCGGTAAATGAAGCTAACGCTTTTCCCGTAAGGCCCATAGCACCACCTATACCACTCAAAGTAGCTGATGTAACAACGGTATCGCCGATTGACATAGCGCCATTGTAGAGCAGAGAACCATAATTACCGAGTTTTCCGCTTGCACCGCCAAACCACTTTGAAGCGTGTTCGTCTGTAACGGTCCCTCTAATAAGGGTGGCATCGTCAACTATTTCGTGTGCTGTGTCATAGGGGTTTACTCCATTGCCTAATGCTGTGTTTACGAGGTCTTTACCCGTAGCAACAGCACCAGCAAGTCCACGAATAGGAGCTGTAACAACAGTAATTGCTGATGTGGCTATCGGGTGATTTTTAGAGTTAGCTTTTATATTCTTCTTTTCAATAAAGCGTTCTAATATCTTCTTGTCCTTTTCCTCCTCATCAGTAGTCAGCGTTTTCCACGGGTTCCACTTACTTGCCGCTTTTGGCAACCACTTATATTCTGTGCCGGTTAAATCATTGCCGGCCATACGATATTCAAAATTATGAGCTTCAGCCCATTTCTTAAAATCATCACCGCTAAATGTAGATGGGTTATAGCCATATTTCTGTAGCGTAATTCTCTCATCCGGTGTCATATCTGATAGAGCCGAATAGTACACATCTTGCTCTATGTGGAGCTTGTTGGCATAGTCGTTTGCTTCTTCTACCGTATCAAACTTCCCAAGATGCTCACCGGTTTTATGGTATCGCTCAATAGCTTCCTCTTGCGATACCATTTTTGCAGCACCCTTTTCATCCACAAAAACCGTAGGCAATAAAATCTCTTTGCCATCTTCGTTTATAGAAAAACTGCTGACGGTAGAAATTTTACCGTCAGCATTTGTATAAACAGGTCTTGTGGTGAGGTCGATATTACCAAGCCCGAATTTATTGTTATCATAACTCTGCTTGATTTTATCGTATGATACAAGAATGCCGGCTTTTTTCTTAAAGTTCTCAAGCACTTTTTTCTCGTTATCATCCTGGGGCTTATATTTATCCAAGTACCCACCACGGATAGCACTATATGCACTTTGGCTTACTTCACCATAATTTACGCCGTTTGTTGTTTGAAGCTGCACTTTAGTATTATTTGCTTCACTATCCGGGATAATTCTGTGGGATGTTTTATTATCTTTGATAATAGCCAAGTTTCTCACCTCTGATTATATTATTTTTCCTTTACTCCGGAACCCCATCCAAACCAACCACTATTCTTGTAATCATCAACCCACTTACTGTCAACACCAAGGGCTTTGCAGATTTCTTTAATGTGGGATGTTTCAAGATCATATTCCTGGGAGTTAGCAAGAATGTTTTCTCTTAATTCCGTTTCTGTCATATCACTTGTTTCCAAAAGTGGTATGAGCACGCCACGAAGATATTTTTTAACATCGTTATCTAACCCCTTGGTTTCGTAATACTCGTTGAGTTTCTTAACATCATCATCCGGTGCCGTTGGGTTTCCATTTGAGGCGTTATTGGTGATGTTACCATCGCCGTCAAACACCGGGGGGTTAGCCGTAGTGTATTGTGTCTTATAGTGGTAGTTAAACGCACCGATAGTTGTGTCATTTATTATACCTTTTTTGATTGCATCTACGGCTTGAGCCGCTGTTAAATTGGGTTCAGTTGGTGTAACAACAGCACCGGTCTTAATCTGTTCAATGGCATTTGCATTATTAGCAGTATTCATTCTTTCCTCTGCATTGAGAGTTCTGTCTGCTTGTGCAATCTGCTCGTCAAACTGTCTTGCAGTTTCGGTCTTTTGTGCTCCAGGTACGGAGTAATCGCCGTCTGCATACTGACCGTATTTTCCGTAGTTAGAGAATATTTTATATCCTCTTGCTACTCTTAACTGATTTGCAAGCTCTGTGTTACCGGCTGCAACTGCTTTTTCAATTTCAGCCTTGTAATCTATGTTCTCGTCTTTCAAAGTGCCATCAGCATTGAAAAACGGGTTTCCGGAATAAAGCATACTGCTCGGTACTTTTCCGGTAACTTCGCTTGTAGCAACATCTCTTGACACCTGGTTATTTTTAGAGTTTTCATCCTGGTTATAAACTCTGTCAATGTTTACGCCCATATCAGACAGTAAGTTTCTTGCGTGGTCGAGTTTCTGCTGATACTGTTGCAATACCACTTGCTGTCCCTGGTTTACAAGGGCTGATTGCTGTCTTAAAGCGTTGGCAGCAGCGAAGCTGTCAATGTTTCCGCTATTATCAGCGCCACCGCTTGCAGCTTCATTGTCCCTGGCCTGCAAACCTGCCAAATCATATTTAGCAAGAATAGATTTTGCTTCCTCGGTAGTAAAGGGGTTTGTTTCCTTTAAGTCCTCATATTCTTGTGTGTATTTTTTGAATAGTGCCTCATTTTCTTGATCGACAGCTTTTTCTTTTGTGCGAGTCAAACCGCTTCTGCTGACATAATCAGTAAAGGCACTATCTAAAACAGTAGGATCGTTCCAATATGAAACGCCATCTGCAACAGCATCCGGAGTACCAATCTTTTTACCGCCGAAAGACACTTCGCCGGTTGTATCATCCCAGGATATTAAATCATCAACTGCTTGCTGTGATAAGCCCATTGATTGACCGAGAGAATATAAATAAGGTCTTGTTGCTGTTCTGCCGGTCTTTGCATAATAATCATTTATGCGTTTTGCCCCGGCGTAATCGTTTGCGGATAGCTCGTCTGCAACAGATCCATATCCGTTACGGCGAAGTTCGGCGTAATACTTCTGTGCATCTGTGGCAGCCTTGTTTTTCTTTGCATCATCGCCGGCGTTGTTTGCACTATCCCATTGACCTTTTAACTTATAAATTGCGTTGACCGCATTATAAGGATTGTACGCCATAATGTATTTTCACTCCTTTTACTTAATATCGTCTTGCTTCAAGGAAGTCTTTTCGGTAGTCAACATTGGTAATTGATACGCCCTTACCGGGATTAGAAGCTGTGTTTTTACTTCCTCCGGATGAATGTATCATTTGCCCGTTACCGATGTATATGCCGATATGGCTTGCATCGCCACTACCAAAAAAGACTAAATCGCCGGGCTGCATATCTGCCTTGCTGACCTTTGTGCCATAGCTTCTATAACCTTGTGCTGTGGTTCTGCCGACTTTATAACCGGCATCACGCAAAGCGTTATACACAAAACCGCTACAATCCATACCGCCCTCTTGCATACTCTCGCCACCCCATACATACGGAGTGCCTATGTACTTGGCTGCACTATCAGCAATAGTGTTACCGGTAGCAGAGGGGGTAACTGTTTGAATGTTCGCCACAGCAGGGTTAATTGCTTGTGAACCGCTTACCACAGTTTTTGTAGGTGTTAAGCCGGTTGCTTTCTGTATAAAGTTTTTAGCAGCATTAGACACATTAGGGTTATCAAGTGCGCCCTGGTAGTCTATAAATTTATTAAGCAGATTTCCGTTTTTATCGGTAAACGGGTTATACTCGGTGCTTGTCTGTCCGGAAAGTTCAGCAGTTTTTTTACGAAGCACCGGAGTTTTCTTTTCCCAATCTTCCCTTAAATCGAGAATACCGCCTATTTTTTTAATGGTGCTCATCGGCTATCACTCTTTCTGTTCGGTATTTTTAGCAGGGGTTTTAATCTCATATACAGCACATTCAATAAGGTTTTTAAGATCTGCTTCTGAAATCTTAAATTTCTTTGAGATCCATTCGCTTACATAGGTAAACTTTTCTGTATTCATACCGTGCTCAAAAATCTGCTCGGCAGCTTTTACAGCAATACCAACCCACTTAATAACTTCGTTATTGCGGAAAGTTTTAATTAAGTAGCCGGCCACAATGAGTAAAATAAGAGGTACAATAGCACCTAAAATAATATTAACAATCATAATTGCTCTCCTTTTTCTCTTTGGCTTTCTTTATCCCTGCCAAGCTCCACAGCTCAACAGTAGTAAAGGAAAACCAAGCAATAATTAAACCGGATGGCTCTGACATAGTTTTTGTAAAGATTATAAGAACCGCTGCTGTAAATGCCACATTCAAGCCAATTACAAGCGAAACGATAACCTTGCTGAAAACACTTTTTTTCTTTTTTCTGTTAGCCATTGCCATTCACCAACTTATACAAGATCCAATAAAGTGAACAAAATTCGCTGTTAGCCTTTGCTTTATCCAGGGCCTTAACAGCTCTTTCCACTTCGTTAATCTCAATTTTGTATTTGCCGTTCATAAGTTCCCACACAATATCGTTGCCCGTTTCGAGCTTGATTTTGCCCTCTGTGGCTTTTTCGTATGTGAGGTAGGGTAATTTGCCGTGCTTCTTCCAAACGGCAGTTCCTACGCCGTTTTTCGTGCGTTTACCGCTTGTGCTGATGTCTGATATTTGAACGCCACCCGACCAAGCCGGAGTTGCTTCAACTACCTTGCCACCGCCGATATAAATACCGATGTGTCCGGGAAGCCAAACAGCCTCGCCAACTTCAATGTTTTTGAAGTCTGTGGAAACACCCTTACAAATGTTAATCATTTGATCGGCTGATATATCGTTTACACCGTTTGAAGCGTATTTAGCACCGCCGTATGTAGCGTTTTTGTTTCCGCTAAAACCCCACAGAATACTTTTAATTAGCCCGACACAATCAAAGAAAAAGCCGTTGCCGTAAATCTGCCTTGCCCTTGCAAGATACTGATTATTTTTGGAGTATTGGTCAATCAAACGCTGCATATTTGCAGCATTGGCAGTAAAACCAAAAGCACCCCACACATAAGCAGTTTTATAATTTTCTGCTATGTTTTTAGCTTTGTTTACAAATTCTATATTGTTCATAGTATCAGCTCCTTTAGGAAATAACTTCCCATTCCATTACTTCCTCATAAATTTTGTCTATAAATGAGTTTCCTTTAAGTGCCTTGTATGCTTTATACAGAAAAACAAAGTTTTCAAGTTCGTACTGTCTTATCTTTCCTCGCTCTTTGTTGTGGTAATAGGTACGAAGCATTTCGCTACGAAGCAGGCACTTCATACCGTTTATAAGACACACTATAACAACCACACAAGGTATAAGCACCCCGACAAGGATGCCAATTTCAGTAATTAACGCTGTAAGCGGAGTTAAATCTGGCATTACTGCTCACCGCCTTTTTCGGCGGTCAGTAATTCCTGCACCGATTTTTTAAGTGATGCCGGAACATCGTCAATAGTTTTCAAGCCTTTTTTGATTAAACTTGCATAGATTTTAGCCATTATTTACACCCCCATACTTTCGTATAGCTCACATAACGCAAGCTGTGTGTCTGTTAAACCGGCTTCCAGGTCAGCGTTCTTATGTGCCATAAGTTCGATGTACTCATCTTTGCCGTACTGTACTTCGTCATAGCTGAATAGATCCTCTACAACTTTTCCGTCTTTCTCTACCGGCTCAATATTGGTGTGCACATATACTGTGTCTTTCCCGATAACAAGAGGTCTTGCTTGCTCTGTGTTACCAACAACTTTACCGATGTGTTTCATCATATCATCGCCTTTCTTTTAATGGTATTGAGATAATAATTATCAAGGGCTGATTGTATAGGTACGATGTATTTCTGTGTAAGTCTGAAACTATCGCACCATATCAACCAACCCTTGTAGGCATTGGCAGAGCACCACTCATTGTAAGTGAGGTTCAAGCCTTTGCTGATTTTACTTTTTATTTTAAGCATTTTTCGTTTGAAGTGTTTACAAGTACGCTTTCGCAATAACTTGTACCCGTGAAAATGACGGTATCCTACAAAATCAACGCCCCTGGCATCTGTGGGAAACACTTGCCAATTATGCTTTAATTCCAACTCCAAGTTATCTCGCAAATACACTTCCATATCTCGAAGCAGAGAGTGTAAAAACTCTTTGGAATTGTGATAGATTGTTATATCATCCATATATCGTATTACATATTTGACAGCCTTTTCTTCTTTCAGCCAATGATCGAAATAGGCAAGATAGAAATTTGCAAGATATTGCGATAAGTAAGAACCTATCGGTACACCTTTACCGCCGGGCATACTGTCAATGATTTGGTCTAACAGCGTTAAAAGGTCTTTATCCTTAAACTTCTTACGGAGCAGGCCCTTTAATATCCGGTGGTTTACATTGGGATAGAATTTGTTAATATCAATTTTAAGGCAGTACATTGTACCCTCAACATCTTTTAAGTATCTATCTGTCAGCCTGGAGGCTTTGTGAATACCACGATTTTTAAGGGATGCACAACTGAATGTAGTCAGCACCTTTTTGAATATAGGTTCAAGCTGCAACATTATCGCCCATTGTATTATTCTGTCCGGGAAGTACGGCAGCTTTGACAGCTCCCGTTCTTTTCCTTTATCAATGATTTTCCGGTGCGTGTATCTACTTACTTTGTAGGTCTTGTTTTTTAGCATATCCTGGATCTGTGTAAGGTAGTATTCCGGATCTGCATCGACCATCTGCACAGCTTTATAATGCGATTTGTCTTTTCTTGCGTTCTTGTGTGCAAGTTTCAAGTTTTCCATCGCATATATTTTCTCGTATAAATTACCGTATCTTTTCATAATAACACCTTTTTATTTGATGTTTATTTTACCGAGCCTTCAACAAAAACTTATTTACCAACACGGCGAAAATATTTTTTATGTTTTGCCAAGAGGCAAGGCAATTATAGTTATATCCATTTATAAACATTTAGTGAGCGCCGATATTGTCATTCGCATTCGAGGCATCATAATTGACATTAAGTTGAAAAGTACCTGCATTCGCATCATCATTGAAATAGCCACTGAAATACGGTACGCAGCCGGTGTTGAAATTCGTATAATCACTAAAGGTGCATAAGTACAATTATCAGCTTACTATAATTGCCTATATTTTATTGTTTTATGTGGTTTGGATGTTTACAAAAACATCAAGCGAGCGCCGATACTGACAACCGCATACGAGGCATCATAACGGACACTAAGCAGAAAAGCACCCGCAACCGCATCAACAAAGAAATAGCCACCGAAATACGGCACGCAGCCGGCGTGGAAATACGCATAATCAGAGAAGTAGGTTGTAGTAGAACCACCGCCCGTATGCCACATAAAGCCCAAATCGTTTGTGCCCTGGGGTATTTTCATATAACCGCCATCGCCACTTGATACAAAGCCTTTGTCGGTATAGCCTGCACCGGTATCATTAAAGTCCGTTGTAGCAACAAGAGCGTTACCATCCCCGGAAGATACCAAACCATCAATCCATTGATAAAGGTTGCCCCAAAAGTCCTCAATACCGAGGAATTTCATCTGTGTATAAGCATCAGCAGAACCAAAGTCCATACCCTTATCAAGAGTAGCACCGGTGTTTTTAGGCATATAATCATCGCTGTTTACATAGCCCATACCAAGTGCTGCCTGGGAATTAAGGTTTTTATACTTAATCAGATACAGACATTGCAGTAAGGTCATAGGATAGAAAGCAAACTGATCGTAGCCATCGCCGTTAGCTTGTGCTGAAGTTCTGAAATCGCCAATAGTTGTGTTGTTTGTAGGTTGTTTACCACTCAAAGAACGGAGCTTGCCCGATGCAACACTACCGAGAAAAGCACCGATATACAGTTTATCTCTATCGCCCTCGTTTTCCCTGGTGTGTGCCATATAAGAAAAGCCATCCTTATTAGCTGCATCCGTAATCTGTACTGTGAGTGTGTTATCAACCTTTGAAATCTTATAACCGGTTTTGGGGATCTCAATCATAACATCGCCTGCATCGCCGGAAGTAATGTCTGCCGGAGATCCATCCTCAAACTGTGCAAAATTGTCGGGGTTAAGATAGCCAACAACAGCACCGTCTTTGAAAAGACAAGGCTTGATCTTCTTAAAAATCGGGTTTGTGTACCAATCAGCAGATCCGGCGGTCATACCGACAGCATCATCCGTATATGTAACGGCTGTTTCGGGGTTGCTGTTGGTAAGGTCAATGGAAACACCATACACAACCGGTGGCACATCCATTTTGTTATCAAGGGCTTCTTGCAATCCGTTTACATCGCTGATGTTTACGGTAGATAAACCGCCCTTTTTCTTTGAAACATTACCTTTCATATCTTACAGCCTCCCTCTTAATTAAGGATGGCTCTGATAGCAACTTTGCAGGCAGCACCATTGTTTACAACTTTAAGTGCATATACTGTTTTGTTGACTTCTTCGCCATCTTTAATTTCCTGCCAAAGTGCATCATCACTTTCCGGCTCACTTGACAGCGTACCAAACAGCGAAATATCGCCATCACTCTGCCACCCGATGTCATTGATGCCTCTCTTATTCGGGGAAACGGGAGGCATTTTGAGAATTACAGTTCCATTGGCTTCAAGTTCAACCTCATATACGAAGTTAAAGCCGTTTGTGGTTCTCTTAAATTCTTGCATCATAGTCCTTTACACTCCTTTTGTTAATTGAATTTCTGCTACTGTTTCAGTTGCGTTTTCTTTGTGCCTAATAATAGCCGAGCTTAATTTTGTGTACCCCGTAAGAGTAAAAAGATTATTCCCGGCATCATCGCTGAAATCAAGACTTGAAATATTCTCGTTGTTTGTTAATTCATCTAATTCTGACGATGATACGCCACCGGTAATGCTGAACATTACAAGCCACCCCGTAGGACTTCCACCTCGAAATACTTTTTGCTCCGTTGGAACAGTACACGATTTACTTACTTGATTTTTGAATGTTATCTTCACCTTTCTGTACCTGCCTTTCTAATATTATTTTTGTTTTACAGCCATATCTCAAATCGACTCGACCTGATATTTTATACTCCGGAAATTGCAGAGTCGCACCCGTATTTGTATCTACAAATATCAGTTCTTCTGAAAATAGTAAATCTAATTCATCAGATGTGATATTATCAAGTATGCAGAATTTAACAATATCAAGTGCACCTCTTGGAAATCTCATTTTATATATTTTTATCGGTTCAGTACAACTGTATTTGCTATTCAGAACATACACCGCTAATCCACCTCATTTATCTCATCTACAATTTTGTTAATATTATTCTTTGTTTGATCAAGACTTGTAGTGTCGGCGGTTATTTGTGTTTTTCTTGATACATAAGGTATATAATACCCTGCATTGTTTGGAAGCTCTTGAATGGCAGCACGGGCGTTATTGTAAATATCAGCATCAACTTCCTGGCCTGGTTGCACATCTGTAAATGTTTTAGTAAGTGATACATTTTTATACTGTGCTATAACTTTTATGTGCTGTTGAAATCTATTCCATTCATCAGCAGTAAGTTTGTATGCCTCGCCTTTTTCCTTTGGTGTGTCCCACTTGAAAGGATCCGGCCTGGTAGATGTTTGTATTTCAAGCGAAGTATGCAGAGAATATGGCGCATCATCCCAACCGCCATTCCAATTATAGTGAGAACCGCTAACGCTACCGCCATCTTGAACCCCATTAGACCAAGTGCCACCACCCGGCTCATATTCACCCTCATCACAAAGCCAAACTTCCACATTATATTTGTCTGATGCTAATTGAGATAGATCAAACACTCGTGTAGATGAGCTTCCATCCATAGCTAAACAGCAAGGAGTGTCAAATTCATTTATAAGCTCGAAGGGCGTTTTGCCCTCTAAATGTGCTGACCAAAAGAATTTAAGTGCCTCTCTATCCCAACAAATATTATCGTGATATGGATCTTCAATGGCGTAAGTGCCTGGGTTTGAGTAGTGCGGATCCCAATGAATACTTAACGGGTAGTCGAAGCAATCGACTCCTATGTTCATACTTTGGTATATTTCTTCACAGATAACGTGAGCAACAGACTCGTTTTCTTTGGCACGATCAATGTTGATTGTCGCATTTGAACCGCACCAATTCGCCGGTGTTTCCGGTGTCGAGTAGTTTTCCCTCCAATTCGATGATGTGTAGAAATTCCAAAAACCTTGGTAGCCACTTTCGATTGAAGCCATTGACACATTGTTGCCAATTCTTATACAAAAATCGTAATCAAGGTCGCTGTTACAGCCGTAATTGCTTTGCATAATATCAACCGTTTCGTATGGATCTGATGTGTACTCTGACCAAGTTTGATGGTCCACTTGAAATGTCATTTGCGTATAGCTTTCTAACATAGCAAAAGCATTATTCACCGTAGTCATATATGCCGATACTTCATCATTCGTGAAGTGTGCCCCGGAGTCAAACAGTACAATCGCTGTTGTTTTAGCTCCGTATCGTGTTTCGCCTCTTTGGTATTTGCACTCAATGTCCGGGCCATCGGGGGTTATGTTATCCCAATCAGCTTGCCACGGGGGTATATTCTCTGTGTATTTTCCACCCATAGTACCCTCGTAACTTTGCATATTTATTTTATATGCGTAGTCTTTAACTTCGGGAGGGAAAGCTGTATAAACCTTGTTTCTGTTTGTACGAGTAATTCTGACATTACACCGATATGCGCCACAGCCCGTAACCGTAAGCTGTCTTGTTTCCTCATTGTATGTAGCACTCGGTGTACTCAAACTATGGTGCATTTGAAACCAGGAATTTCTATTCCCGTTTGCAGTTATTGTATGGTTGCCAAGATTGGTGTTGCCATTCAGAAAGTCAAAACTGATTTTGTAACGGCCTCTGCCATTTGAGTCCTCCGGATCTACAACATTGTATGGTAGCTGTGCCGGCGAGTCGCCCTCACGGGTGTGTTTATCTGTGCGTAGAAAGAATAAAAACACCGGTGCCGGATATGCTGTTGTGTTTATTCGGGCAAGGTCTTTATCGTAAATTTCGTTTGAATAGTATTGATATGTTGTACCACGCCCGTTAGACACATACATTCGCACCCCCGTAACAGTACTGTAACCGCTTATAACTCCAAACGCCCAAATGCTACCGTTGTAATCATATAATGAAACATCCATACTTGCCATACCATCACCTACCCAAATACTGCTATCGCCGAAAGTCCGGTAACATCAGCGCCATCGAAGTCCCAATTTCCTTGTGCGATAATATCGCCACCGTTTTCTGCATACGGCTTTGAATTACCCAAAATGAGATGACCGCCACCTACTGGGGCAAGAGTTGTATAACCCATATCAGTAGTTATCCAACGGGCAACAACAGCATCATTTAACAAGAACTCTAAACTACTATTTGAAGCGTTTACTCTTACAAAGCTGTTAAATCTATCTTTTGGTGTTTGTAAAGATGTACCCGTAATAGTTCCATCGGTAATCAAATCGCCGGAAATGGAAACATCGCCCGTAAGTTCAAAACCCGATGATGTTTGTTTGAACATAGTAGTTATGCCACTTGCAGGATATGTTTTCCAGGTGTTGGTAACATCATTAAAATAATAATAACTGCCGTTATACAGACACAACATAGATTTTTCTACTGCCGTGGTGTTTGATGCCGTTGGTTTGCTTGTTTTTGTGAAATAAGCTGATATGTTTTTGCTTACAATACTTGTGATGTCAGATGCTGTTTGTGATATTTCAGAATAGAGATAGTCATAATCATCACTCGCATCGTCTTTTGTTTGGTATGTTGCAGAAACTGTTTGCTTGATTTCCTCCGCAGTTTGTTCAATAATTGATGTCAGTACCGCATTTGTAACAATATCATCCCCAAGCAAGTTAGTAACGAATTCACTCGTAACAGTAGATGTGATTTGTGCTGCTGTCTGTTCAACAGTAGAGTAGTCTTTTAGTTTTTCATCAGTAGCATTGTTTACGCTGACAACAGCAGTTTGTATTGCATCCGCCGTCTGTGATATTGTAGAATAGTTTACTAAAGCCCCTCCAAGATCTTCAGCGGTAATTTTAGTACTTATCTCCTGGGCATTAACCTTTATTTGAGCTTTCATACGGTTTTGTGTAAAAGTGAAGCTCTTGCCAAAATTATCCTCGTCAAGATTTTGGATAGCATCCTCGTATTTACGCTTCCACAAATCAACATCATCACGAAGTAACTGAACCGCTTTACGAAGTTGATCAAAGTCCATCTTCTCAATATTGTCAGTTCTTTTAACGGTTTTAGTTTTCGACATACAAATCACCGCCCGTTTCCATACCAAGCTCCAATTCGTAGAGTCTTACATAGCCGTTGCCCTCGATGTGTAGCTTTACGCCGTAGTGGGCTGTGAGTCTTGGTTTTACTCTGATTGCTTTTCTGCCGTAACCGGTGCTTGAATATGCAAGCTGCGAAGTGTCAGCATCAAAGGTTTCATCGTCATATAAAAAATAAACCTTAACATTAGCACCGGGGGCTACATCAGCGAAGATCTGCATCTTCTTTATGTGCTTTATGTTTACAGTTTCATTTGTGATAAGGTCAGTTTCAAAACTCCAACTGTGATCGTAGCTTTTAGAGTCTAACTGATACACATAACCGTTTTCGCACAGCATATACATACCGTGCTTATTGTGTGCAAAGTTCAAAACGGCGCTGTAAATATCTTGTTCAGACCATTCTTCAAAATATGTGTCATACACAAAAAGTCTTTGTGTGCCGTGCTCATCCTCACAATAGAGATAATAGTTTCTGTTGTCCGTTCCGGAAACAGCGTGCTCAAACCTTGCGATGTTAAGGTTATAACCGATAATGCGAGGGTTTGAACCTGTGAAGATTTTAACATCATCCTCTGAAACAAATATCAGTTTACCATCCACATCTTGTATAGTTCGATTATCAATAGCACCCTCGGCAAAAACATCTTGTATTCTAAAAGGGTTCTTTGTGTTGTAGAGTTCGTGCATAAAGTCTTTTTTGAAACAAATCACATAGTTTTGATATGTGGTAATTCCGGTAAATACACCGCCGGCTTTTGTGTTAGATTGTGCAGGGCTGCACCAGGCATTACTTTCGTTGTATTCGTCAACGGTGTCTAAATTCCAATTAGTGTAGTCATTGTAGCCACTTGCATACACTCTGTCATCGTCAACACCAAACAGCCTGGATAAGTGAACAGCAGCGTACTTAATACCCGGCATTGATGGGGGAATACTGATTTTCCATCCGGAATTGTCGCTGTCGCTTTCATCATCAACCCATCTATACACGGCTGCGCCATATTCTGTATCAGCTTCTATTGCTTCTGTGCTGGTGTTCTTATAGTAATAGTTATGGCTTGCTGTTTCCGGGGGAAGATATGGGGCTGTGTCATTTTTATAGGTTTTCACAAGAACATCCATATCATAGATCTTAAAATCGTTCCCGGTATCGTTGTTTTCATCATTCAGCAAATCGTCTGTATGGAAAAACATTGATTTTTTATCCGGAAAAATCAGCAGCTTTTTAATGAATTTACCGGTAACGGGATCTGTCGGTGTGTCATAAACATTGAATTGTACCACGCTTCGGGGGTACTCGTCTTTGCTTGTCGCTCCACTCGATTGCAAAACTCCCGTATATGTGCTATCAAGATCCCCATCCTCGTCAAAGGTAAGGTAATCTACATATAACGCCGTGCTTTCTCGGTATATCACTATCAGAAAATCATCAAAACCAAAAAGGCTGATAGGGTTTGTGTATCGGCTTGAAACCGATATATGCTCCTGGGATGGTGTTAGATACGGGGCTTCTGCTGTGGAAATGTTACTTTCCATTGAGAGGTTGCCCGTATCTATCGTTTGCCTTTTATTAAGACCACTCCAGGATCTTTTTGTCATTGTATAACCTCTACGCCCCTGGGGAAGTGGAAGCTGCATATATGTCAGTTCGTTTTTCTTTTTAGTTGCCATATACACACCTCACATTCCAAACTGTGGGGCTTTGTTTGTGAGCCAAGCCTTAAAGTTTTCAAGCATAACATTGTATTCATTTATCCACTTGGCAGCAAGGCTGTCCTCGTTGGCTACTTTGTACGCTTCGCCTCGTAGTTTGGCTTTTACAAGGTCAATAAATTCAACCGGCACCATAACATTACCGGCTGAAATTGTATCGTTTGCACCAACAGTTTTAAGTGCAGGCTTAACGAAATAGATTATTTTAATTTCGCCAGGGGCTTCCTGGGTGCTAAAACCGATGTTATTTCCCGTTTTATAGTATGTGTCGGGAAAAATAACACCGCTTGTAACTGTTGACTTAATAAGCTGTGTTTTGTCAGCGAAAACGGTGTATATATCCTCAAAACGGACAGCACTTTCATCGTTTCCAACTGCAATATCGCTTATGTCAATAGGGGAATTGCCCGGCGTTTCAATTACAAATTGCTTTTGCTCCTGGATAAACTCTGTATAGAGTATGTGCTCCAGGCTGTTAAGCCACATAACATAACTTGCATTAGAAATAGGTGGAGCAATATCAACCTCGTTTTGCAAGTCTGCTATTAGGCTTGATGCAGATATTCCGCTGTTGAACATTTTTACCACCTCATTCTTTTAATTCTTCGGCCCTTTGCATCATCGTTCCAATATTTCAAATAAGCTGCATTTGATTTTCTCAAAAATTCGCTTTTATATGTTTCTCCCTGGCCGGCAAGGAACAGAATATTGTCAACGATGGCGTTGTGATATAGCGGTTTCACAACATTTTTATCTGTAAGGGCTGTCGGTGGTGTATATGTGGCATCATTCTCAATCACAAATTTAGGGTATTGTGCTTGAAGTTCATCAACCGAGTCTGCAAAGAAATTAAAAAACCGCCTTTGCTCAATCGGTGTTATTAAATTTACTTTTTCAAAGATTTCAAGTATTGACATACCATCACCACCTTATGTAGTTTTTATTGGTTCAGCAAGTGCCAATTACCCCTTACGGCACTATGACCGCAAGGGGTAACAATTTACACAACTTATAGTGCAAAAAGATTAGGCACAGTTATAAATACGAACACAGCCACCAGGGTTTGTGCAAATCAAATCGCCGTAGTTGGCAAGCAGAGCACGGTAGTTACTCTGATCTTCCATAAGGTTGAAGATGCCACCGCCCTGCAATTCTGCAAAGTTCCATTCCTGGCTGTGGAGTTCAAGACAACCGCTTTCAACGCCCCACATTTCCTCATCGGGTACGAAGCTATCGTTGATAATATCAACAACCCTGTTACCAAACAAGAATTTGATAGCTTTGAAGCCACCGGAAATGGTGTGCGACATTTCCTCAACACGGATGTTGTTTGTACGCAAGTAGTTTACATAGTTGTCATACGCTACATCACCGCAAAGGAATGTGTCGATGTTGGAGTTCTTATCGTTTTTAGCCATACGAAGTACTTTTGTGATAGTACCATCGTCAATGTCGTTGCCGGCATCGTAGCTGATAGGATAAAGGAAAGCGTTTGCAGCTTTGGTTACACCGTAAATTTTTGCAACATTGTTATCAAAGATAGCACCAAGACCGGTGATCTCTCTGTTGTACGAATTCTGAACAGTAATAAAGCCTGCTGAAAAGGTAGAAGCAGTACCACTGATTGTGATAGTCTTGTTAGCACGATCAATGCTTAAAATTCTTCTGCCTGCGCCGTTAGTCTGGGGAGCAGTAGCACCGGTAGCATAAATGTCGATGATAAGACCTTCTTTAAGATACTTGGTGCTGTCAACTGTGATTGTGTTGCCTGCTACTGCAAGTGCAGAACAAGTGGTGAGAATACCGGTACCATTACCGAATAATGCTCTACCTACATTCCATTTTGCGGTTTCGTAAGCAGCCTTAACTTCGGTGTCAAGGGCATTAGCCATTGCACCGCCGGTTCCGGTAAGACGAACAGCCTTTGCAGAGATAACGATATTTACATACATATCCTTTGACTCTGTTTCAAAGCGTTCAAATCTTACACCGCCTGCTGCCGGTGTTGCTGCACCCTCTGCACCGAAGCCGAAGCCACCGCTAAGACCAACGGGAGCAGATGCAACAATTTTGTTTGCCTTTAATGTAGGCTTTTTAATCTTGGAAAGAAGCGCCGAGGGTTCTACTCCAAGCTGATTACGCCATACGGGCAAATAGTTCTCTTTTAATGCTTTTTCAAATGTGATTAAGTTCTGTGACATTAGATTTCATCTCCTAAAAATAATTTTTGTGTTGGTATTACGCACCGAACATTTTGCGTGTACGCTCGGAAGCATCATCCCAACTTTTGGGTTTTTCTTTTATATCGAGTGCCGCATTAACCGCACCGCTACTTGCAGATAACGGTGGCACTTGCTGACTACTTTCGACTTGTGCAAGTCGCTGCTTTTCAACCATTTCTTGAAACTCCGGATTGTTTTTGTAGAGTTCCATAAGTTCCTCGGTTGTAAGCTCTTTCTGTTCCTGGGGTGGAGTATTCATACTGTTAGCACCTTTGGCAATCATATAGCCGGTAATAAGTTTTTCCTCCAGGGACATATTTTCAGACGATAGTCCAGGATTGTTTTTAATAATCGCTTCAATCTGCGGAAGCATTGTTTCAATGCCCTCAAGCTCCGGAATATGAGAGAGTGCAGCAATAGCTTCTTTTTTCTCGCTTTCATACATACCTTTTTTGGCGTGGTTGATTACGGGTTCAAGCTCTTTCATAATCTGCTTGCGGTTATAAGCAAGCATATCTTCCGCATATTTAGCCTGGGCTTTTCTAACAGTTTCCTCATCGGCGAAAGCCAACGCTCCAATATCAAGAGTAGGGGGAGTCAATGCTTCCTCTATGATTTCCTCTTTCTTCTGCGCTGACATTCCGTCAATGGTCTGCTGTAATTGTGCGTTCTGTTGCTGTGCAGCTTCAAGAGCCTGCTTTGTCTGTGCAAGTTCTTGATCCTTTTGGGCTGCAAGGTTAGCAGCAGCTTCAGCAGTTTGAGCTGCATCCGCTACAACAGCCTCTGTGTTTGTGGGTTCTGCCACTTGGGAAGAAGCACCACTATCAGCAGGGGTTTCATTCCCGGATGTTTCTTTTGCCGGTTCGGTGGTTGTTTCCGGTGTAGTTGCCGGAGTATCTTCCTCATTGGCTGTGATTGCATCGTCTATTGTAAGATCTGCATCATCCTCAAACATCTGCTGTGTAGCTTTGCTTGCATCATCAAATGTATTTGGCATAAAATAATTTCACTCCTTAACAAAAATTACATCTGTGGGTTCATATCTTGCATCTGTGCCAGGGCTTTTTGCCTTTCTTCCATTTCGGCAATCTGTTTGTGCTCTCTTAAATGGTTTTCAAGAGCTTCAGCATAACCAGGCCTCTTGATTTTCAAGATTTGGAATTCCATCTGCAATATGTACCTCAAATGTTCCTCAATGTGAATTTCGTGCTCGTCAAAATCAGACACTTTCGGGATTACACCGTTTTCAAAGAAAACATTTTCCCTCTGTGCTGCTTGAATTTGCAGGGTATTTATACTCAAAATATCAGAGTAATTACCCATTTTCATTAACTCCAAGGCGTGTATCTTGACTCTTTCCGGAATACGCCCGTCATTGTCGGTAAATAAGCCCATATTATAAGCATCAAAAAAGCGTTGCTTCTGCATTTCTTCGCTTAAAAGCAATTCATTTTCGGTCAAAAACTCAACATCATAGCTGTTTATGTCCTTTTCAGACCATATAATTGCCTTACCGATGTTATTAGCGCCTACATAATTGACAATTCGGTGTGTTCTTGCGTACCTCTTGTAGATTTCAAGCCACAAAATAGCAAGTTTACGAACAGAGTTTCTAATGTGATCGCCCGTAAGCGATAGCCTTGTGTTGTCAATTTCCATAAGGTTAGAAATAGCCGTACCCGATGTAACGCCGGATGGTGTTGCACCGTTTACCATAAGCTGTGAAACGCCGGCAGCGTACTCCATATCGTTTTTGAGATTGTAACGCTCCGTCATTATTTCAGCCGGTAAGTTTCCGTTTTCAATGCGCTGTGGTGGGTTTGAGCCACTTCTATAAACTAAATAAGCACCTGGGGCAAGTCCGTTTTGCTCGTGTTCCTCAATGTCAATAAGTGCCCCCTCCTCAACAGCGAGGTTGCCGAGGGATATTCTCTTGATAAACTCGTGAATACGGTTAATACAGCCGTTAAGTGCTCTTTGGCGAGGAATAAGATCCTCAATGGTTGATTTACCGAAAAACTGTCCTGCGACTTCACGGCATACCACTTGAACAATAGGTATCTGCTTATAAGGTAAATCGCCGTAGTACACAAGATGCTCATCGCCTACGATGATTACCATAAGTCCGTTAGGTCTATGTTTTGACGGTTTTTCAAAATAGGTTATAACCTTTTCTGCATCTTCAGCTGTGCGATGCCCCATTGTAACAACGGTATTCTCATAGCCGAAGCCACCACCGGATGAAACGGGAGTAAGTTCAAAGGTTTCGATTTCGCTGCCCTCAACCTCAATACCATACAGATCGTAAATCTCTGCAACGCTCTTGACTTGTTCAAGTATAATTGAGCGTTGGGCTTCTACCGTCTGCTTAAATACGCTTTCCGGGAAAATCTCGTAAGGTGTAATCAAGCCATAATCAATATCGCCCTGGTATATAGCTGTTTGTTCCTTTTTGGCGTTGCCCTTATCGTCAACACTCTCTTTGGTACGGACAGCAAGTTTTTCGCCCTTGTCTTTATCCCACCACGAAAGCCAAAAACAGTTACCGCAAAGCTCGTTCCAATAAATCATCGTGTTTTTCTTGCTCTCAAAGTCTGATACCTTTTGAGTGTACTGCAACACAGATGTAGAAACTTCTGCCTTTGCATAATCGTCAAGCTCATTTGTGGCAGGCTTAACTTTCATCATATAGTTGATTTTCTTCAAATTCGCTATACGGGTTTCAATAAGTGGTGCAATTTGGTTAAAAGCCTCACGCTCTAACCAATCATATACCGGTTCTAACTGTTCAATATCCCCTCTGTACGGGTTTACCTCACAGAATTGATTACCAACAAGGAAGTTAGCGTTAAGAGTCCATTGTCGCTCTAATGGGGAGCGTTGCCCTCTGCGCTTTTCAAGATCTTCAAGTATTTTGTGGATAATATCCTCTTTGTAAAGCGGAGTAGTACCATCTTTGTCGAAATCTACAACAACCTTGCTATCATCATCAGCCGGTTTTCTGTTGAATAAACTGCCAACAGCAGCAGTAATGCCACCAACCGGTGGACTAAATCTGAAATTCATTATCCATCCTCACCGCCTTTCTTACGCCACTTTTCAAGCACCTGGGCGTGTCTTGACGGGGTGTACCCACCGTTAGGACTCTTGTATTCGCCGTATGTTCGACTCATAAGGCGATTGTAAAGGTCTTTTCTTTCAAAATGGTGGATAATAAGCAGAAGAATGATAATGCCGAGTAATATTAACTCAATAACCATTCCAAACGCCCCTTTTCATTACTCATCAGACTTTTCTTTGCAAAATCTTAAATGAGTTTTTAAGCCCTGCTCTGTATCAAAGCTACGCCCACAGTTAGGACATACAAAACCGCTTGTTTCATTGGTTGCGGTCTGTTCCTCTGTCGGTGTTGGTGCTTCGGGTGCTTCGGGTTCTGTCTGTTCTTCCGGTGCTGCTGTT